TTATGGGTTCGCACTCTGCACAGTAATTCGCCAGCTCTCCAGCGTTGCGGTCTGAGTTGCAGTAGCAGAGGAACTGCTGATTGCTAGGCTTACGGTTTGAGTGCCAGTCAGGTTGCCCGAAGTCGAGTTCCACGCATAGCGACCTGCCTGCGCTCCGGTCAATCCCGCGCCAGCCGCTCCGGGAGCGGAGCGATAGTTTTCTAGCGTAAGCCGAGTGAGGGACGTGGATGAGACGGAAAACACACAACGCCGGTAGTGCACGGCGCGGTTGCTAGCGCTGGCTGCCTGGGTAGTTGAATCCGCAATCGCTACTGATAGGCTGCCTAGTCCGCATCCATAAGTCAACGTAACTGTGGCACCTGAGTTGTTTATGGTCGTGTACCAGGCCTCAACAATAATCGTATTTCCCGCCGCTACGGTGATGGAGCGGCTGACCAGGTTCACGTTTGTCGTGGAGTTGATCGCAATATCCTGGTTGGGCGCGTTGGAGTAGGTGGTTGGCCCGCCTCCGCCCCCTGCAGGTGTGGCCCACTGGCCGTCCCCGCGCAGGTAGGTGCTGGAGGAAGGCGTACCAGATGCCCCGATTTTCGCCACAGTCACAGCGCCATTCGCCAGTTTGCTGGTGGTGATGGCTCCGTCCCGAATCTGGTTGGAGGTAATCCCTTGAGCCAGCGCATAAAGCAGCAGCAAAAGGGCGATGAGTCCTAAAAGGGGTTTCATATTCACCTACTTGAGATAGTCAACCAGAATGCTGTCGCCTGCCTGGGGAGCCACCACAAAAGTGATGGTGTTGCCGCTGATGGTGTAGTCTAGCCCCGCACCTCGACGCTGGCGGACACCGTTCAAATACACGGCTTCGCTATTGGCTACCGGCGCAGCCGCCAGGGTAAACACCGTGTTGGTGCCGTTGATGGTGCCCGAGGGCACCTCTCCCATCACGTAGTCTGCCTTGCGCAAAAGGATGGAGTAATCCACCCCCACCCCGGCACCGCTTACAGTCAGGCCAGAGGCGGGGACAACCTGCACAGAGAAGGTAGTTCCTGCCAACTGAAGGCCATCGCCAGCGCTGTACGTGCCGCCGCTGCTCTCCTGCACGAAGTTCAGCGCAGTTGTACCTACAGTGATAGGCCCATCCGTTATCAGATTCCAGCGGGTATCGGCCAGCGTTGAGCCCTCGGATACGAAAATCTGGAGGCCAGGCTGCACCTCGTCGTTGCCATCCGCGTCAACGGTCCGGGTCAGAGCCGCCGAGGGGCCGTTGAAAACATAGGTGCCGTTCTGGGCGGCGTTACTCTGGTAGGGCAAAAATAGCACATCGCCAGGGCTCAAGGTCACGCCGTCGAAGGTGCTGGTGCCCGGGTTGCTGATGTTCACATTGCCAGTGGCGGCAGCACGTGCCAGACGGCGATACAGCACTCCCCGAATTGCCTGTTTGACCTGGCCCCAACTGGGTACATCACCATCGGCTATAGCGTCCCCGTGTTGGTAAGGCGGTAGCCGCCAAGGTTGAGGTTGCCAGAAAGGGTAACTGAACCATCCGCCTTCAGCAGGGTGCTTCCGTCCTGCACATTGGCCAGAGGCAGAGTGCCCCGCACCTGTCTGGCGTTCGATAAATCAATCTTTTGGTTGCTCATTTTTACCTCGCATAAGTGATTAGTAGATTGTCTCCGGGTAGCGTTTGAAAGCCAATAGTGATGGCGTTGCCGGTGAGATAGTAGCTGTACTCCTGCAGACCGTTGAGAAACACGGCCAGGGAGCTTGGAGCAGGCGTGTGGGGTAAGATTAGGTTGCCAGAAAAATCTGATGGAATAGTCAAAACGATACGCTCGAGGGTTGCTCCCCCGGTCCCCGTTATGGGCTGCACCACGATAATGCCCTGCTCGACCAGCTCAACCTCGGGCGTGCTGATGGCAGTTTGAATATCAATGCCTAGCTCAACCACTTCAATCTGGGTGGTCTCGAGGGCAGTCTCATACCGCTCCTTAACCTCTATTATTTCAATCATCCACAACCACCTTCCCCTCGAGCCACCTCCAGCGGTTAGGGCCTTCAAGCAGGGCTAGTTCGGCCCAGCCCTGCTTCCATGTCAGCGCGGCCACCTCCGCGCTGGACATAAACCAGGTCAGGGCCACCCGGTCGGCCCCATTGAGGGTAAAGAACAGATTGGGGTTGGTGGGGGTAGTAGCCAAGTTGATAAGGGGTGGGCCTTGTTTATTAGCCGAGTAGATCTTCAGCTCGGCCTCGAGGCCGTTGAAGTTTGCAGGGATTCGCTCTCCGTTGGGAGCACGGTAGCTGCGGGTGAAAACAACCCTATAGGCATACCCCGCCACCCCCTTGTGGATCGTGGGGAAGGCTGTTAGCTTGCCCCGGTCTGTAGGCATTATGCCTCCTTTTCTGGCTGATATGCGGCCTCGAGCTCCACGATGCGGGCCTCGAGCTCCCGCTGCCGCTCGAGCGCAGCCTCCAATTGCGCCATTGCATAGGCCGCGTTTACCTCAGCCTGCGCTAGACGCTGAGCCAGCAGTTGAATGATGCGGTCGTGGTTCATTAGCGAATCTCCAGCTCGATCCATATGCTATCGCTGGGATTGATGACCAAAGGCGCACCGCTGGAATTGTAAGCTTGAATACTAACATTATATAGAGCGCTTGTAGGACTCGTTACTAATGCAAAATCCAAAGCATCGTCGCCTTCATTTGTTGATGTCGTATAGGTATTGTTTGATGCAATACGAGCCACAGGAGCACCCGATAAACGCCACCGTATTCGTTTTAGATATAAATTTTTCCCAGATGGCTTTCCTACTTTATGTATACAGAGCGTGTATGTGTCATTTGGTTGCAGTGTAACCGACGAACTGCCGCCTAAAAACGCGTTCACGCTCCACCGCTGGGCATGGTCGTAGCGGCCAGTAAACGGCACCTTGAAATCGAATTGTGCACCGGTGAATCGAAATGCCTCAGAATTATTGCCGTACGCCGCGATTACACCATCGCTAATCCAGTGAAATCCGGTATCCTCATCGCCAATTGCCAGCGATATTGCTGGGGATGGCGCTCCGGCCTGGCGATGCACAAACATTCGAGCGGTGTTGACCAGATCGCCGCTCATCGTATCTCCCGCCTTATTCACGGGTGTGTAACCGATGTTGGCAACTGCCGCCCCAGCAGCCAGTTTAGGCCCGGTGACGGCGCTGTTTGCCAGGTGGGCCGTCAAAATACTGCCGTCCTGGGGGCTCTGGGCCAGTCGCCCGCCGCTTGTGAGCGTGGCGAGGCCGCTGTTTGCTCCCCTCATCGAATTGAGAATGTGCACCCAGCGCCCGGTGCCGCCAGTAGCGGTGAGAATCCACAGGCCATCAGCAGCGAGCCCCGATGGATTGTACAGCCGGTAGCGGCCATATCCCTCCACGTCGGCCACATCGCCATCTGAGAATCCGGTGGCTGCGGAGAGTTCTGATAAGCTCACAAATTTGCGAACCCGCTTGATGCCGTTAACTTCGTTATCCAAAAGCCGGATGTGTAAATTTTCCGTACGATTTAGTAAGACCTGAAAGGCGTTTTCTAAAGGTCCTATCGCTATTGGCTCGTTATTCCCCGCCTGAGGAAAATTCGCAATATTGGCAGGAAACGCATTTACAGGGGTCAAGGTCTTGGGCATAGTATTCACCTATGGGTAAAGGATGATTGGCGTATCACCCCACGTCTGGCCCGGGGGATCCCACGAAAGGCCTGGGGGATCCCAGGTGAGCGGCCCAAAAGCTACGTAAGTCGCCTGGGCCAGGCGGGTATGGGCAGGCTTCACCTGATTGATGATGCTCAAAATCCGGTTTTTTTCTTCTTCTGTCCCGTCATAAGAACGAGTTGCTGGGTAGATAAAAACCTCGAACTCGCTCCATCTATTGGGGTCATAGCTCCACACAGGGGTGATAGCGCTGGAGTATCCCAATTGAAATAGCGCCACCGAAAGTCCGTACTCGGTGCCGCTCCAGCGCCAGTATTCCCACGCTCCCAGTACACGCTCCCGCCAGGCCTCGAGGCTCTCCCCCGGATAGCGGGTCAGACCGCGCTCGGCCCCCAGCAGGTTCAAGGCATCCTCAGGGGCAAGCTGGGCGAAGCGGGCCAGAATCGCGGTGGCAGCCAGCGACGCATATTCGTCGAGGAGTTTCCCCCACCCCTCTAATAAGGCACGGCCACGCGGGCCCTGTAGCCAGGGCGGGGCCAGCTCCGGCAGCCAGTCCTCGTAAAGGCGCACTTCAAGCAAGTCAATCTCGGGCCCGGACATGGCTACACCTCAATCCAGGTGGGCGTCAGGGTAAAGACTGCGACCTGCACGTTGGTCAGGGTGGTGTCGCTGGCGGGCGCGGTAAGCGCCACATCCAGCACATTGCTCACAAAAAGCGCCTCGATGAGCGCAGAGCGGTAGACGATAGCGCCTATCGGCAGCGTGCGCTGAAACGCCGCCAGCCGGGTGGCTACGTCGGCCTGCACCTGCGCCAGAAACCCGGCCCTGAGCCGAATGGTGGCCGTGACCGCGATGTTGACCTGGGTGGCAGCGTAGACCTGGACGTTGGCCGTCAGGGGCCTTCTTTGTTGGATATACGCATCGGCCTCGGCCACAGCACCGGCTCCCAGGCCGCCTTCACCCCACAGCACCACGTCCACCGTGCCCTGGCCGCGGGGGTTGTTGTCCAGCACCCTGACCTTGGTCACGCTGGGGGTCGCATTCAGCGCCCAGGATTCGTAGGCGGCGCGCGTGGAGCCGAATCCGGTCTCGGCCCAGCGCAGCCGGCAGCGCTCCCGAAGCTGTGCATCGGTTTCCTGGTCTATCGCGGCCTCGAGCACCGTGATGTTGCTGATGGTCACGCCCGGCAGTGGCGTGAACAAAATGTTTCCCGAGCCCGGCGGCAGGTTGTAGGCCGCACCGGGGCTCTCGGCCCGGAACTCCAGGTCGAGCGTCCCGCCCAGGGGCAGGGTGCCCCCTGCCACGTTGTTGAAGCGCAGCCCGGCGGCGTTCCCCGCCCAAAGCTGGCCGGGCTGGATGCTGTAGGGGCCAAATCCTGCCGCAGCGGTGAGGCGAAAGGTCTGCCGGGCGAAGGTGGCCTGTTTGCGCTGAAGGTCGTACGCCGAAAGGGCCAGCAGATCCAGGTAATCCCCCTCGGCGGTGTCCAGAAAGCCGCTTTTGGCGATGGCCACTCGGGTGGCCTCGAGGTCGGCCAGCCCGGCGGATTGCAGCTCGATCAGGGTGCGCTGCACCGAGCCCTCGATCCAGTCGGTGGGCGGGTAGCCCTTGCCCTGCAGGATGGCAATCAGGGAGGCCAGCACCGCCTCCCTGCTGCGCGGTTGTAGCAGTTGGTTGAGATCAGGCACGCAGCACCTCCACGCTGACCTGGGTGACCCGGAGCACCAGGGCAAACGGCCCCGCCTCGGTCTGCAGGGTGATGTCCAGCTGCACCAGGTTTCGTTCGGGCTGGCTGGCCCGCACCTCGGCCGACAGGATGCGCGGGTCGGCCTCGAGGGCATTGCTGGCCAGGGTTTCCATCTCGAAGAGCACCTCGGGGGTGATGGACTCGTTCAGGAATTTCTTCAGATCGAGCCGGTACCCCGGGGCATAAAACAGCGCGCCGGGCGGGGTGGAAAGGCAGCGCACCGCCGCCTCAGCTAGATTGTCCAGGCCGCTCTTCAACGTCCAGGAAAGGTCTGGGTAGGCGGATAAATCGGTTCCGAAGTCTGCCATCAGCTCACCGTCCCGCTGGCCGTACCTCCCCCGCCCTGCACGCCCGTAACCGTAACCACGGCGTTGTTTTTGATGTGATCCACCACCGCCTTGGCGATGGCCTGGGCAAACTCCGCCATCGTGATGGGGGTGCTGGGGGTCTGGTTCTGAATCTGTGTCAGCTCGGTTTCTATCGCCATAGCAAGCGTATTTGCGTTGAGAGGCATACCTGCTCCTTTCAGCCGGAGGTGGTCTTCGAACTGCCGGAGATGATCTTTCCGACGATGCCGGCCACCAGCACGTCGTCGCCCACACGGGCCACCGGCGGGCCTCCGCCGGCTAGGATGGTGCTTTCTCCATTCACCTTGACAGTGGGGGCTATCACCTCGACCTCTGTGCTGGCCTCGATGCGCAACTTCGTCAGGCCCTCGCCGCGCCACAGATCGCAGTAGCGCTGCTCGGGGTCGCCCCGGTGGAATCCCACGAGCACCCGCGCCCCGGCGGCCACCTCGACCGTGGCCCCCGGCAGCCCTAGCCAGATGGGCACCCGGGTCAGGGTGCCCAGCCGCTCGTCGTCCGCCCGCACATCCACGTGCATGTCGCCGTAATCCTTGAGCACGGTGGCGGGATAGAGCGCCAGGAAGTCCAGGTGCGGCGGGCGGGCCACCTGCTGTATAGCTTTCTTGAGGCGTTCCTGCACGTTATCCCCCCACATACACGGCCGTGCGCAGTCTGGCCCCGATCTGCTGGATCACCCGCTCCACCCGGCCCAGGGTGCGCTGTTCACCCTCGATCAGGGCGCTCAGCACGACGCCGGGCTGCAGGCTGGGCAAAGGCAGGAGCGAGTACCAGCCCCGCGCCGGTGCGCTATCGGCCACCACGGCGTTGGCCGGGCCCTCCGGCCAGGTCTCTTCCCCGGCCCAGACCGTCCCATCCGGCAGGATGCGCCAGGCCCGCTCGGGCAGGCGGGCCATCACGTGGTGCAGGCCCGCGTGAGCCGGGCCGGCCATGCGCACCCAGCGCACCAGCACGGTGGGCAGATCGATGTGGCCAGGGGTCTCGCCGGCCTCGATCAGCAGATCCCGCACCACCAGGCTGGCCGGCACCCCCTGGTAATCCTTGCTGGGCAGAGTGGTCTGTAGTTTGTCGGCCCCCCCGACCAGCAACACCTCAGCGAACCCGCTTCTCAGGCCGCTCTGGCGCACCGTCATCTGGTAGGTGGTGCCGTCCTCGAAGCGCAGTAAGGCACGGCTGCCCGCGTCGGGCGGGCGGTCGCCGGCCAGCAGGAGCTCCGCGGTGGGGCGGCCCACCCGCGGGATGGTCAGCAGGCCGCTGCTAACCGGAATTTGGTTGAGTTGCAGATAGCTCATGGCCGGGGCGCTCCTTGGCGGCTCGGGGGGTTGGCCAGGGCGCGTTGCTGGCTGGTGGGCACGCCGTCCCGGTCGGCCCCGCCGGTGTCGTTGTCGGCCCCGCCGCTCCCGCGCACCTGTGTTTTTTCGGTTTTGACCTTCTTGTATGAGGGCCTCCACTCCCGCAGTTGCAGGCTGGCCGTCCAGCCCTGGATGGGGTCGTAAGGCGGCTCCTCGATGGCAAAGATGTACAGGTGGGTGACCCCGTGCCGGCGCAGGATGGGGTGCACCGGCTGGTAGACCTCGGGGGCGGCCTGCTCCTTGCCCTTGGGCCGGAAGAGCTGGATCAGGCGCTGCAGCTTCTGGAACTCGCTCTCCCGCCAGACCCGGATTTCCACCGTGACCTCGGCGTAGTCGTAGCCCAGGTAGGTGTACTCCACGCCCTTCTTCGGAATTTCGGCACTGCTTTCCTTGAGGGCCCTGCGCACCGCTACCTGCACCACCCCCTGAATCTCGTCGGGGCCGGTGGCGTCGGGCTTAATGGCAAACCTGCGGCCACCCGCGCCCACAAACACGATCTGATCGCGGTCGGCCATCAGGCGCCCTCCTCCAGGTAGGCCCGCTCGAGGGCCTCCAGCACCGCCTCTACCACTAGGGTTTTGGCCTCCTCAGGGGTCTGCACCTGGCTCAGTAGGATATTGCCGATGTGCACGTGTACCTCCCGTGTAGTCTGAGCGGCGCTGCTAGCTGCGGCCACCGGGCTGGCCACGGGAATCGGGGGCATGACCGGAATGGCCGCCGTCGCCAGGGCCATCCCAGCCCCGGCCACCGCCGAGCGCATGGAGAGCAGGCCGCGCTGCAGCCCCAGGCCGCTCTGCTGGCCCAGGCTGGCGAACACCCTGGAGGGGCTGCGCACCTCGAGGCCCTCGCGGCCACCCCCCACGGCCTGCAGTGCCAGGCCTTTGGCCGCTTCCCAGATTTTGCCGGGGGCAGCCTTCAGGCCCTCCCATAGGCCCTGTATGGCCTGCTTGCCGATCTCCAGCATCAGCCCCGGCAGCCCCGCCAGGGCCTCGGCAATGGTTTGAGGCAGGCCCCTGATCCATCCCACGAACTGCGCCCCGGCCCCGGTGATGGCGGCCCAGGCCGCGTTGACGCTGGTGCGGAACCAGTCCACCCGCTTGTACGCCAGCACCACCGCGGCGCCCACCGCCCCGACCGCCGCGACGACCCAGCCCACCGGCCCCAGGGCCAGCAACCAGCCCGCTGCCATACGGGCGGCTGTGGCCAGCCAGACCGCGCCAAGCCGCAGGAGGGTGCCGGCCAGGCCGAAGGTTAGGGTGTTGAGCAGGCGGAAGCCGCTGGTCAGCACCAGCAGGGTGCCGGCCAGGGTCAGGCCGCTGAAGCCCACCCCGGCCATCCCCGCCTGGTTGGCGCTGAGGCCGCTGGCGAGCTGGCTGAGCAGGGCGATGCCCGGCTGGATAATGGCCCAGACGGTTTGCAGGCCCCGGATGCCGGCCTCCACCCCCGTCCAGAACTCCCGCGCATAGCGCAGGGCCACCGGGAAGATCGCCCGGGCCCGGTTGACCAGCTCGGTGCCCCGATCCAGGAAGGCCAGGATGGCCTGGCCCGCCCTTTTGGGCTCGGTGGCGGTTGCCAGCGGGCCAAAGGCGGCCTTGATCAGGCCGGCCAGGCTCTTCTGGAAACGCTGGGAGAGGGCCTTGCCCGGCCCCTGGCTGAAATCGGTCAGGGCGGCCAGGTTGGCCAGCATCTGCTTGAACGGTTTGAGGGGGCCGCCCTCGCCCACGTCCATCTGGCTGAACAGCTCGAACGGGCGGCTGCGCAGGGTGGAGATCAGGCCGAAAATGCTCCGGCTCTGCTCGGCCATCAGGCCGCCGAACCGCTCCTGGATGACCTGACGCACGGCCAACATGGCCTTGTTCACGCTGCCCACATAGGAGCCGCTTTTATCGAATTTGAGCCCTTTGGCCTCCAGGGCCTCGCGGTTGATGCCCAGCTCCCGCAGCCGCTCGAAGGCCTCCCCGAAATTGCCGCTCCTCAGGCGGGCCAGGGGGCTGATGGCCTCCTCCAGCCGCACGCCCATCCCCGCGGCCAGGTCGCCGGCGTCCCGCAGCAGGCCCTTCAGGTTTCGCACCGCGACCCCGGCGGCCAGCAGCTGCTTGCCGCCTGCGATCACCTCCTGGGTCTCGAAGGGGGTCTCGGCGGCAAACCGGGTCAGCATGGCGTAGGTCTGCTGCGCCATGCGCCCCGCGTCCGCTCCGAACTGGGGCCGCAGCATCACCCGCAGGCTGATGAGCTGCTGTTCCTTGAAGCCCAGGGCGTCGAAGATGCTCTTGGTGGTCAGGCCCGCTGCGCCCGCGATGAGCAGGTTGGGCAGGCTGGTCAGGCGGCCCATCAGCCCCCGCAGGGCCTGGTAGGCGCTGCCGGCCTGGCTGCGAATCTTGCCCAGGTGGGCGCTGGCCGCTCCGGCCGCCGCCAGGGCCCCCACCAGCCGCCGGGCCGCAGCTTCGGACATCCCCAGGCTGCGGGCGATGGTGCGGGCCGCTGTGCTGCTCTCGTTGCCGGCCCCCCGTAACTGGGTGCGCACGGCCAGCAGGCCCCTGGACATCGCCCGCGACTGGGTTACAAAGTTGTTTCTCAGGCCAAAAAACCAGGTTAGCTGGCGCATATCAGCGCTCCTCAAAGTGGCTCAGCAGCACCGCCGCCTCCAGGGCCGCCCCGGCCAGGGCCTCCGGGGTGTCCTCCCCCCGTCGGTAGGCCAGCAGGAGTTGGGCGGCAATCAGGGGGTAATTGCGGTGCCGGATGGCTTCGTCCAGCAGCTCACTGGATCGCTTGAAGAAACTCCGCATCCGCCGCCTGGGCGATGGCGGCCAAGTCCTGGCTCACCACGTCGGCCAGGCCGGGGTACTCCTCCAGTACGCCCTCGAACTCGGCCCGGTCGGGGTAGCAGAGCGCGATTTTGGCGTACTTTTCCCCAATCGCGTAGGTGTCGAGCGCCAGCTTCTGGCCCTGGGCCGCGGCCCTGTCCAGCTCGGTGCGCATCATGCGGTACTCGGCGCGGGTCAGGGGCCGGAAGATCAGCACCCGGCCCTGGCGCACCAGGGCGAACAGCCGGGTGCCGTGGGTTTCCCGCAGCGCGCTCAGGGTGGTGGGGGGCAAAAGGCCCTCGAGGTCTTCACTCAAAATTTGCTTTCCCATGTTGATACCTCAAAAAAGGTCCGCCCCCGGTATTCGGGGGCGGGAACGAAAAAACTAAAAGGTGGCGATATCCCCGGGAACTACATCCAGCGCTTTGCAGGTCAGCTCCTGCATCAGCGCCTCGGCGCCGGGGGAGGACGATAGCGAGTCGTTGAGGATGCGCAGGTTGTTCAGCTTGTCGGAGACGACGTTGTCGTCCTTGTCCACGAAGGTGACGATGGCGTTGAACTCCTTGCGCTTGTACTTAGCTCCCAGCTTGTCTCTGAATTGGTGCCACTGGTCCAGCGGCATGCGGATGGTCACATCGGCCGGGGCCATCTGACCGGGGGTGCGCCCCACCGGCTTGCCCCCGGCGTAGATGTACTCCTCCGAGACCTCGCCGGTGTTGTACTCCAGCTCTACGTTGACCGGGATGCGCTCCCCGTCCAGATCGAGCTGGATGCTCGAGTTGTCGTATACCTTGCCGTTACGCACTGTCACGCTCAAGGTCTACCTCCTAGGCCACCGGCTGGAGCTGCGGGTTGAAGAACCGCACCTTGCCGGTAATCCGCTCGGCATAGCCAAGCGGCACGATGCTGATGTCGTAGGGGATGGTCTTGGTGGACAGGATGTTTTCAGAGCGGTCAATCCGCACGTAGGCCGCCGGCTGGTCGGTGATCTCGTCAATGGAGATTTTGCCGCGCAGGGCGGTACGCACCAGCCCCTCCACGTAGGCCTCGATGCGCAGGGCCTCCCGTTCCAAGATGCGGCCGGTCTGGGCCGAGACCTGGATCTGCTCGTTGAGCCAGCGCAGCCAGGCCCGGTAGGCGGTCTCGCAGGCCACGTCCATTACCTCGCGGTTCTGTACCTGCTCGTAGTCGGAGCCCGGCGGGGCGAACAGGCGGCCCCGGGTGATGTAAAAACCGCCCTCGATGGTGCGCAGCGTGGCGAAGCGGGCCGCGTCCAGGCCGGGCGTCACCGACTCGTTGCGGTGCAGCCTGACCACCGTGCGCAGCGCACCGGAGGCGTAGCGGCCCGGATGCTCCTCCACCGGCCGACCGCTGTAGCGGCCGGCGATTACCCAGGCGGCGGGCCGCTTCATGACCAGGCCGGTGATGGGGCTGATCACGTCGGCGTACCCGCCGGAGGCCCCCACCCGCACGCTGGTGAAGCTGGAGAAGGCGGTGATCAGGTTGTTGTCGGTGTCGTCCGCGGTGTCCATCAGGGCGTGGATGAAGCGCGGGTTGTTGGCGTCTGCCGCCCGGGCCTCCAGCACGGTGTTCAGGGCCGCCGCCACCGTGGCGCTGCCGGCCCCCACCACGTGGATGAAGCGGTAGGACAGCTCGGTGCGGGCAAACAGGGTGTTGAGCGCGTTGACCAGGTCGGTGGTGGTGTAGCCGGGCGCGGTGCAGGTGGCGGTGTACTCGTCCCCCACCACGAAGGTGCCGTCGGCCCAGGTCAGGGTCAGCCCGGTGTCGGGGATCACGTAGCTGCCCGATACCGGCACGGCGATCTCGGGGCTGTAGGTGTTGCCGTTGTCCAGCGAGTACTGGAAGGCCGCGGTGGCGGCGGCCAGGTTGGCGGCGGCACGGGTGATCCTGATCCGCAGCCGGTAGTCGTCGTTGGGGCTGCCGCTCAGGCTCAGGGTGGCGGTGCCGGTGCCGGTCTTGGTCACCGCGCCCGCCACCCCGGCCACGCTGGGGTTGACGGCCAGGCAGATCACCGCCTGGGTGCCCTCGCCGAAGGCCAGCGCTGCGGCCTCGCCCAGCTTGCCGCCAATCAGTTCCTTGGCCCCCTGGGGGCTGGTCACGGTCACGAGGTTGCCTGCGGCCAGGATGGTGGCCACCCCGATTTTGACGTGGACGCCCTCGCCGTTGCCCGGCACGGAGCCGATCCCGAAGTCCTGGGGGTTGACTTCTACGCGTGGTAATCCGGTCACGCCTTACCTCCTGGGGGCTGGGACACCCCGATGGGCTCGTTGGCCGCCTCCTGGATGCCCCGGTCAAACGCGGCTTTGGTCAACTGCTGGCCAAGCACCCAGCGGTGCTTGGCCCGGGCGGCGGCCAGCAGCCAGTCGGGCGTTTTGGCCTCTGCTGCTAGTTCCTCGACCGTACGCAGGGCCGGGGTTTCGTCTTGGGTCTGGTTCTTTGCCATAGGTCTCCTCTAGGGCAGAATCTCGGTTTGATCGAGCAGGGCCCGCTCGAGCTGCACATACACCCCCGGCTCTGCCGCCCCCACCTCCAGCATGACCCGGAAGCGGAGCTGGTACCGGCGTTTATCGGCTGGCAGGGCCGCCGACTGGCCAATCTCGTCCTCATCCCAGCCGCTCGGGTAGAGCTCGAGGCTGCTTCCGCAGATGCGTCGCAGGGCGGCCACGCAGTCCGAGAGGATGCCCTCCACGGTGGGGTAATCCCGGCCCCAGATGTGCAGGGTGTAGCCGGCCAGCCGGGTGAAGGGGGGCCGGGGTTTGAGCTCGGGGTTGGGGGTCTGCGCCAGCGCCTCTTCGGAGAGGGCGCGGGCGTCGGGGGCGGTGAAGGTGTCCTGGGTGGGCACCAGCACCAGCTTGAGGGGCGCGTCGAGCTGGTTGAGGGCCTCGGGCCCCAGCTCCAGCTTGGTGCGGCGGGGCAGCTCGGCTTTCAGCCGCTCGAAAAGGGCCTGGGTCATACCTTTTTGAGTTGCTTACCGGGCCGGAAGCGCACCACCCACTTGGACGGGATGGTGATGGCCTGCCGGGTGCGGGGATGCACCCCGCGCCGGACATTCCGCAGCACCACCGCAAAGCTGCCGAAGCCGGTGATCTGCACCTCCTGGCCGCTTTTGAGGGTATTGGAGATGGCCTCGAGGGCGGCCTCGAGGGCCGCTCTGGAGGCCCGCTTGCTCAGGCCCGAACGGGCGCTGACGGCCTCGATGAGTTGGCTTTTGTTCATAGCGTCTCCTTCAGGTAGGCCTCCGCGGCCTCCTCGAAGGCCCGCTCCCAGCGGGGGGAGAGTTCGGGCTCGGGGATGAAAGGCCGGGCAGGAATCTTTACCGTGTTCGCCTGCACCCATTTCTTGCCGATCTTGAACCGCAGGGCTTTAGCCCTGGTGGGCTGGATGATGGCTCCGTATTGATGGGTGGCGGCGTAGCGCACGTTGGTGCCCACCTCGAATCCCTGCGGGCTGACCGCCAACGCCGCCTTGGAGGTCATGGAGCGCTGCAGCCGGGCAGTTTTGCGTAAGGTCTGGCCGCCGGTGTTCTCGGCCCGGATGGAGGGCTGCCAGGGCCGATCCCAGGGGTCTTTCTGCCCAGCGAACGACTCGTCGATCTGGTTGAGGGCGGCCTGGCCCAGGTTGGCCGCCAGGCCGCGGGCAAACCCCGGTTGGGCCAGCCGCTGCAGATTTCGGATCAGGTGATCCAGCTCCCTGAACGAGCCGGTGATGCTCATGGCCGCCACCTGCCGGGGATGCGCCCGACGGTGGTGACCGTGTCCCACTGAAACAGCGGGGTCAGCCGCAGGGCGGTCTTGCGCACGAACCAGCGCCCCCGGTCGGCCCGGGTGTTCTCGGCCACCGAAGGAACCCCCTCCACCTCGCCTACATAGATGCCGATGTGCCCCTCGCGGTCGGGGGCGGTGCGCCGGGACCGGGGGGGCTCGTCGAATTTGGTGCTGCTGAAGAGCAGGTCGCCCGGCTTGATGATTCGCAGCAAGGCGGCCCGCTCGCTGGCGATAGCCGGATCGAGGTCGGCTGCGCTGACGTCCCAGTCCAGCCGGTCAATGGCCAGCTCCACATCGGTGGCCCAGCGGCTCCTGTCCAGGTCGGCCTGAACCGAGTCCAGCACCCGGCTGTACAGAATCCAGCGGTTGGTCTGGTAGGCCCGCGCAATCGCTTCAAACGCAAACGCTACGCACCAGCCCGCGCTGGTCACGAAGCCGGGCAGCTCCCGGCGCACCGCCGCAAGGGCAATCTCCGCGACTTTGCTCAAATCTCCTCCTTTTTGTGATTATTTTCACTGCCTGCCCGTAAAACCGTTTTTAAGGGTAGGGCCACCCGTTCCCTAACCTCTGGGTATCGGGCAGAGGTTGGGGCCTGTTTTTGGCCGGTATGGTTGGCCGTGCGGGCCTACCAACTACCAACCCTTGAGCTTGTCCCGGCCAAACACCGGGGAGGCGGTCTCGATCTGGGGGCGGGCCTCCGAGTTGATCACCCCGCCCTGGGCGCTGCCGGGGGGGAGGGGCTGGCCGTCGTCGGCGGGTATCTGCACCTTGCCCTCGGCCACCAGGCGCAGCCACTTCAGCGCCTCCTCGTAGTCCCGCACCACCACGTCGTCGGCGGTGCCCTCCTGGAAGCCCCGGCGGGCCAGGATCAGGTAAAAGGCGATGTCGGCGTTGATCCGCTTGAGCGCCCGCACCGGCGGCAGCGGCAGGGTGTAGCGCTGGCTCACGAAGCTGTCGATGGTGTCGGCGGCGTCCTGGATGGCCGCCTCGGCCCGCTCCTCGGCCAGCACCGTCCACTCGCCCACGTTTTCCGGGTCGAGGGCGTAGAGCATGGCGTCTTCCCGCTTGCGGGTTTTGAGCTCGTCCAGTGTGAGGTAGGGCATGCTAGCGTCCTTTGGCCTTCTTGCTGGGCCTGGGTTCGGGCTCGGGGGCCGGGTCGGACTCGGAGTTCTCCAGCACCTCCACCCGCAGCAGGGGATCGGCCTGCAGCCGCGCCAGCTCCTCGGGGGTCACCAGCGTCTCCCGCGGCTGCGGGAGCCACTGCCACCCGATGCGCCAGCGACCCCGGGCCTGGGGGGTACTGACCCGCACCTTGATGGGTTGCATACTCAGGCTCCTTAGCCGACCGCTTTGTAGGCCAGGAAGGGCAGGGCGTAACCGGCATTGCCCCGAGCGTCCACCCCGTAGACGTACTGCCGGCGCATGAAGACGTTGTCGTCGGTGGGGTCGTCCTTGGCGACAAACTCCGGCTCCTGGCGGTTCTGGAAGACGAAGGGCCGGATGGGGCGGCTCACATCCAGCAGGTACCAGGCGGTGGGCTGGCTGGCCAGTTTGGGCACCACCAGCAGATCGGCGCTGCCCCGCCAGATGTTGGTCTCGCCGTTGTTGATCAGCTCGGCGTTGAGGATGCGGCGGGCTGTCCCTTCTAGCTGGGGGGGCACCACGAGCAGGTTGGGCATCACCTCCAGCGGCTGGCCGTCGTCGCCCCGGAAGGCCATCATCTCGGCGCGGGTGGCCTCGTAGTTGGCGGCGGTGAGGGGGCGTCCGGTGGCGTAGTTGGCGTAGACCCCCAGGCTGGGGTTGACAGTTGAGACCGGGTGGTCGGTGTCAAAGAAGTTCTGGCCATCGAAGCAAGGGTTGTTCTCGCCGTTGCGCATCAGATCGAAGACCAGATCGTCGGGGTACATCCGGGCGGCCTGGCCAAGCTGGTCAAACTGCATGTTGTAGATACCCAAGTTGTCGTCTTGGATATCGTTGCGGTCTACCGCGACGGTGGCCTCGAAGCTGCGGTTCTGGATGGTGTAGCTGGCCTCGGCCAGGTTTTGCAGAACCCGTTCTCCAAGCCACTCCCGCATCTTAAGCAGCTTGAGCAGCCAGCCGTAGGTATTTTCTTTGGTGGTGCTCGGCACCTCGGTGGCCACCCGGTTCCACAGGGGGGTCGCGGCCTGGTAGGCCTGGTTGTAGCGGGCCTCGAAAGAGACGCGCAGGGCTTGCAGTGCAGCGGTTGTGATTCGCATGGTGTGCCTCCGTTAGTAGGTCTCTACCCAGACACCGTCGGCTTCTACACCGACCACTTTGCCCGCGCGGCTGCGGGTGTTGGAGCCGTTGGTTCGGGCCACCTGGGTGGAGTTGACGATATAGCAGTCGTTGAGCAGGTCGGCCTGGGTGATCTGGTCGGCAGCAGTGGAGTTCTGCCACTTGAAAGTGCCACGACTAACCCGAACCCGGCGGGCGCCCTGGGCCCCGCCCTGGTTGTTGACGGTCTGCTCGGCCCGGCCCACCACCCGCAGGTTGGTGGCGGTGCTGCCGTGTACGGCGTACCCGGCGGCGTTGAGCACCACCAGGTTGCCGGCCTCGATCAGGGTGTTGGCCTCCACGGGCACATCCAGGTATTCCAGGACGGGGCCCAGGCCCTGTTGGGGGGTGTTGCGTTCAGGCATGTCTGGCCTCCAGGCGGCGTTTGGTCTCGAGGTACTGCTCGAGGCTGACGCCGGTTTGTGCAATGACGGCTTGTTCGATCTCGCTCAGCCCGTGCTGGGCCGAGGCGATCTGGGGTTTGGGGCTGGGCGCGGTGGGCACCACCGCCCCGGCCTTCAGGTTGGCGAAGTGGGCCCGCACAGCCCGGGGGTTCTGCCGGTACTTTTCGATCCAGTACTGGCGGCTGGCGGCGTGGATGCGCCCCTCGGCCAGGGCAGCGTCCACCGCGGCCTCGGCCTCCCCCTCGGCCTGCTGCCGGCGCAGCTCGGCCAGCTCGGCCTCGAGCTCCAGCACCCGGCTTGCGAGCTGGGCGTTGGCCGCCAGGGCCATCGCCTGGCCGTGGGCCTCGTCGCTGCCGATTGCGGCAGTGACACCGGCCTCGGCCAGCAGGGCCTGGGCTGCCTCGAGCTGCCCCGCGCGGGTTTGCAGTTCGGCCAGGGCTGCCTCGATCTGCTCGTCGCTGGCATCAGCGGCCAGTCCGAGCAGGGCGATCAGTCTTTCACGCATAGAATCTCCTCCTTGCGAGGCCACTAAGGGCCTCTGTTCGATGGTCGCGGGCTGGTTGGTCAGCCCGATCATGTCCACCTGGCGGATGTGGTCGTCCTCGACCCAGAACACCGGCGACCAGTAGCGATATTCGCCGGCCATGATCAGGGCTGCGGCACGCTCCGTCCACCTCAGGTTCACCGCGTACAGCCCGTCGGGGCGGGCCTCGAGGGTGAACCAGCCCGCGGCGGGCACCGGCCCGTTGTCCACCGGCTGCTGGGTGCGGTGGTCGTAGTCCACCGGCAGTTCTACCCCACGCAGGGCGGCCCGGCGCACCACCTCCTCGGCATCTTCCGGGGTAAAGCGGTAGGTCACCGGGGGACCGTCCCCCCACTGGAAGGTCACATCGCCATAGGCAAACAGCAAAAGCTCCCCGGGCGGATCGCCCTGGGGGAGCAGGGAAAAGCCCAGCATTCGGCGTCGTTTCACACTGCGCTACCTCCTCTGGAATCAGTTTTTATCGCTCGTCCAGCCGCGGCGGCTCCTCGCTGGAGCCGGTCAGGGCCTTTGCTACCGGCTTCAGGAACAACTCGTAGGTCGCCACCGAGCCCGCGATGCCGGTAGCCACCTGCAGCAGCAGGTTCTGCAAATCCAGCCCGCAGTAGACCACCCCGGCTGCCAGCGAGGCTGCCAGGTTGAGGGCGGCCACGGTCTCGCGGGGGTGGCTCTGTACCCAGGGAATGCGTTTGAGGCCCTGCACGATCAGCGAGATAACGGGCCCCTGGCCCAGTAGCCAGACGGCAAAGCCCAGCATTTTGCACACGTCCATACACACCTCCTCTCCACACGGCAGAAGAAAACCCCGACCGGGGTCGGGGTGCAGGTTGCCGAGATTAGTTCGATTATACGGGATTTTTTTCTGGGTTTATGCTATACTTGCCTTCAAACAACTGCGGTGGGCTCGGATTCCCAAAACCGCACGCGACGCTCACCGTGACCGAGCACGGTGAGATTCCTAATTTCTGCCCCAAAGCAGGTAGCCTTTTCGATATTTGTCAAGCTGCTTTTCTCTTGCAAGTATCTGGGTATAGACCTCCCAGACCGCGCCTCGATGCTGTTCAACGACTACCAGTATGGGACGCTTTCTTTCCGCCTGGATGTAAAGCTTGATGTAGGCTTTCCGAACTGCCACCCTCCCGCTGACATCGCTCTGCCATAGTTGCAGCCAGATTTCGAAAGGTTTTTCGATTACATCGGGGATAAGGCTAAAAAATCGCTCTCTCCCATCGCCCCTGTAATGTTTGAGCAGGTAATCCGCGGACAGTTGAACCCCGGCCTGCGTGGGATCCTGCATCTCCACAAATCTACCACCCCATGCCCGCACAAGCGCTGCTTCAAACGCCACCCTCCCAACCTCGTCCAGGGTAGGTAACAGTTGAGTGGGTAAGGGTTCAACGGGGGGGTCGGGGCGCTGGTAATCGCCGGCGGTTTTCCAAACCCCCGCGGGCGACCACGTCCCACTCCTGGCACTGCTGGCCGCGCCGACAGCCATGTCATTACCCCACTCGTCCATGTCGGGGAGCCTGCCGAATCCCGTCGGACTCACGGCGGTGGGGGCCGGCTCGGTTATGCCGCGGGCTTCCGCCTCGCGGGTGGTCAGGCTGCGTACCCCCGAACGACAGCCGAAGTGGCGCGGGGGATAGTTTTGCGCCCAGAAGGCGTCGTCGTAACGCCGAATTACACCGTTGAGCTCACGGCAGCCCTGGGTGGTTCCTGCATCCAGCACCGCGTCAAACATCCAGTAGGGCCTGGCTTTAAGCACCTCGGGATCGGTGGCCTGCGCATACCGGCCTGCCGCGTAGCTATTTAGCAGGTTTTGACGGAAGATCAGCTCTGTGCGGTAGGCCCTTGGCCGGGTCCAGGCTTGCTCGAGCCTGGGGCCAATGTTTTTAGCCCACTCCTCGTAGGGGGTTCCGTCCGCAATGGCCCGCTCGAGGCTGGTGAATACCTCTGCCAGTATGTCGGCCTGGGCCACACCCGCCACGGAAAAGGCCCGCCGGCGGGCCTTGTCGTTAAGGGCTCTGTAGACCTCCGGAGGCACCACCACCTTCTGCCTGAACCACTCGAGGGCCTCCGTGGGCTCCAAGGGGTCAGCTGTAACCTCCCATGCCATCAGGTATCCTCCTGCACCGCCAGTCGGCCCGCCAGATTGGACAGCATAATGCCGTTCTCGATAACCTCGGCCAGCGCATCCGGCTGATGGCCGGCAAAGCGTTGAATCAGCAGGTCGCGCAGCCGGTCGTAATCGCCTTCGGCCTCGGCCACTGCCTGCAGAATTTCCCGTATTTGCTTCCCCAGCACAGCCTGGGCCCGTTCGATGCTGGTCTCCGTCAAGCGATCCACGTATAGCTGGCCGTTCACAAATCCGCTGGCACGCTGGGGGTTATCGCCCGAGGCCAACCGCAGCCTGCGCTGCTTCGAGGCAGCCTGCAGGCCGGCCCGCAGGGGGGCCAGCAGCTCCTCTCCGTCCTGGGGGGTGGGGATCTGGAAGCGCTCGTGTACGTAGCGCACCGGGATGGGCGTCCCGGCCTCCACCAACGTCCGAATAGTCTCGGCGGCGGTGCGCAGATCCTCCGGCTCCTTGATGATGGGCTCGATGCGGGGGGCCAGGTCGGCCCGGTCGAAGTTGTAGTAGCAGTAGGGCACGATCAGGTCGCGGCGCAGCGTGGCCCAGACCGCCCGGGCATCGGAGCGGGTGAGGCGCTGGGAGATTTTATCCAGCGTCAGGGCCATCGCGTTGGAGCCGCCCGAGCCATCGAAACTGCTCAGGGAGGTGCCGGTCACCGCCACCGCCATCTCCCGCTCCATCAGCTCCACGAATCGGGAGTAGGCATCGGCGGTGCCGGTGCGCTGGGCCTCCTTGAACTCGATCTCGGTGGCCTTGGAGATGACCCCGCGCCCCTCCGGGCCAATCACCGCGACCGCCTCTTTCAGGGCGTTGAGCTCGTCCTTGCTGGCCTGGGGGTCGTATTTGCCCAGCACCAGGGGCTGACCAAACTTCTCCAGGAAGGTGACCCAGTCTTTGATGGCGTAGTTTTTGAACAGGTACAGCCAGGCCAGGCTCCGCAGCAGCCCGGCCCGCTGGGGACTGCCGGACTTGGCCTTGTAGCGGTGGATCAGGGCCGCCCCATAGGGGATGGAGCTGGGGCCCTCGGCGGTGCGCATGCGCAGCTCGCCGGTCTGCGTATCGTAGAGCAGCTCCCGCTGGTGTATCCAGATGAACTCCGCCGGGACCTGCTGGCGCTCCTGGCGCTGGTACTCCCAGCGGATGGTGACCACCGAGAGGCCCTTGGCGATGGCGTCCAGCAGGTCGAGCAGGATGTCCTCGAGGTCAATCTGGTGCAAAAGCCGGGTCACTTCCTCGGCAATCCGTTTCGCCTCCGGCGATTCGTCGGCGGGAAGCACCTCGTAATCCAGGGCCAGCACCGCTTGTTTGCGCGTTTGTAAGAGGCTTGCCAGGTACGCATCCTTCTCTTCGATCTCCTCGAACAGCTCCATCTGCTTGGTCAGATCGCCGGCCTCGGCCTGGCGCAGGATGGCGGCCAGTTGCTCGGGCTCGAGGCCCCGCGACACCCCGCTGCTGATTCGGCCCGGTAGGGTTTGGGGCAGCGGGGTTTTGGGTGGGTTGCGACCCAGCAGTTTGGCGATTTGGTCGGTTAACCAGGGCATTTACCACGCTCCTTTTGCAAATCGGCTCCCGCCCACCCGCTCGAACAGCACCGGCCCGGTGATGTCGCTGCCCGCGTGCAGGGCCAGGGCCAGAGCCCAGAAGGCATCGGCGTGGCCGCGCTCCGAGCGCTCGGCGTCGTAACGCACATTGCCGGCCGGGGTCACGATGCGCCGCACGCTGTGCAGCGCGTCCCTGAGATCGGGCTGGGGTGGGATGCGCAGCTTGGCGTCCTCGAAATATAAACGCAGCCGCTGGGCCAGGTCGGCCTTGACCTCGAGGGTGAACTTGACCGGCTCCACCTTCCAGCCAAAGCGGCGCCGGGCATTCTCGGCCAGCTGCTCGCCCAGACCGGTGGCGTCAATGGCCGCGCGGCGCACCCGCGGCACGAGGGAGGCCAGCAGCTCCTCCTGGGCCGCAAACATGGCCTGGCGCAGCACGATCCGGCGGCGCAGCCAGAACACGTCCCCCACCCGCTCCAGAACGTGAATCTCGGTCAGGTCGCGGTGGCGGCCGATGTCCATCCCCAGGTAGGCGTTCTCGGGGTTCCAGTCGTCGCGCAAGGTGTCGGCCTCGGCGGGCAGGATCAGGCTGTAGGGGATGTAGGCCTGGTTTTCATTGACGAATTCCAGCAGATACTCCTGCTGCCAGGCGATCTCGTCGGCCAGCCCCCGGCGCAGCTCCTCGGGGTCAATGGCCAGGCCGTCCCGCACCGCGTCGTAGATATCCACCCGGTGCCGGCTCCACTCCGGCCCGGCCCGCTCCCACAGCTCGTAAAACTTGCCGGTCTGCCCGTTGGGGGTGCTCATCACCCGAATCTTCAGATCGCTGCGGCGGGTGATGATGGGAAAGAGGGCCGACCAGATGGCCTCGGAGTCCTGGTGAAAGGCGAACTCGTCCAGGAAGACGTTGCCGGTATAGCCGCGGGCGGTGCGGGGGTTGGCCGGCAAAAAGATCAGCCGGCTGCCGTTGGGCAGGCGCAGCTCGAGCTGGGTCGAGGTGTAGCCGTCCTCGAAAAACCGGCTCTCGATGGCCTCGGCGATCACCTGGATGGCCTCCAGGTGCAGCCGGGCTTTCTCCGCCAGCTCCCGGCTCTGTCGCTCGCCCGCGCTCAGGAATATCCAGGTGGTTTTGCGGCTTACCGCGTCCAGGACAGCCTCCAGGCTGCCCGCGAAGCTCTTGCCCACCTGCCGGCTCCACAGCCCGATCTTGAAGCGGCTGTCGTCGGCCACCCAGCGGCGCTGGTATGGGAGCAGAATTTCAGACACCGTAGACCTCCCGCACCTTGGCCTTCAGATCCTCGGCCACCCCGGCCTCGGTCAGCACCTCTTCCACCCGGGCCGCCACCTCGGCCCGCACGTCGGCCCGTTCCAGCCGACTCAACACCTCACCGGCCCGCAGCCCGTGGGTGATGGCCCGGAGGCGCTGGTCGGCGTCCAGCTCGTGCCAGGGCAGGTCGTCCAGCACCCGCAGGGTTTTGGCCAGCACCGCGTTGGCATAGGCCCGGGCCACCGAGAGTTTGCGGCCGGTGGCCGCGCTGATGGCCTCCACCATCCGCTCGGTCTCGATAGCGGCCTGGATGGCCGGGTTCAGGTGGTTGTTCTTGTGGCGGGAGAGCGCGGCGATGCTGGTGTGCAGGCCCCTATCGAGGCACCACTGCACCACCTCCTCCATGCGCCAGCGCGTCCCGTCCTCCTTCAGCTCGTTGCCCAGCAGCATCTGGTCAATCTCGTCCCGGAGCGGGCTGTTGCAGATTTTGCAACGGGGCTCGCGGGGGTAAAACAAACTGGACATACCTAGCCTCCTCGAGTTGCGAAATGCGCCAGTGAGCCGTAAATCCAAGGCCGAATCCCAGCAGGCCGATGGCGAAGGCCAGCCAGAGCCTTCGCCGGGGGGGTGGAGGCAACCGGCGGAGCTGGTCTATGGCCTCCCGTAAATCCTTGAGGGTGTGCTGGAGTTCCTGGCCGGTGACGACCTGGGCCAGCCGCAGGCCCCGCAGCTCCTCCCGCACATCGTCGAGTTGCGCTTCAATCCGATCCAGCCGTTCCATCAGCGCCTCGAGGTGAAGTACACGCCCCTATCGCTGGTGGTGCCCTCGTAGAGGTCAATCCCAGCGGTGGTCAGCCGGATCGAGTCGAATGATCCGCTCCCGTCCTTGCGCCAGGCCACCTCCAGGTAGCCCTTTTCGGCGCAGTAGCGCAGGGCCGCGTGCAGGTCGTTTTCCGCGGGCAGCTCGTTGAGCTGCTCCAGGGCGGCCACCAGCACGCCCTTGCTCATGCTGTAAGGGTCGTCCGGGTTAAGGGCATCCCCCATCGCGGCCAGGTAGACCAGCTCGAGGATGCGCCCACGGATCAGGGCCGCCCGGCGGGGGTTGTTTTTATTGAAGATGCTCATAGGTCTCCTTTCAGGGCTTCCAGTTGATGCCCAGCGCGGCCAGTCCGGCTCCGATCAGGGTGGCAATGAAGCGAAAAAACCACTCGTTCTGCCACCAGGCTGGGGGTTTGGCTTTGGGCAGTTGCAGTATGACCTTGCGGGCCGCCAGGATGGTCTCGGCCTCCTTCAGCTCCGTCTCCCGCTCAGCCTTGCGGCTGGCCCGGATGGCCCGGATCAGGTGTTCCAGCAGCCGGTTCTCGTTCTCGTCCACACGGGCTCCTCCAAAAAGCGAACCCGCCGCAGGGTGTGCGGCGGGTTACGTTACGGAAATGGTATCAGATATTTTGCTGGTGGGCCGGTTTGTCCAACACCTCGGCACAGCGGGCCAGCTCCAGCGTCCACACGGTCAGCCCGCGGTGCTCGTTACCGGGCCGAACCAGCCGGTTGCGGGAGTCGAAGTACCACAGACTGGACCAGCGATTCCGGTGCAGGAAGGCGGCCCACTCGTCCTTAATGGCCGGGTCAGTCCGTTCCAGCAGCGCCTTGTAGTCCGACCGCCAGAGCCGCAGGGTGTGGCGTGGAATCCCGATCAGGGGGAGTTCCATTACCCGGACGACCAGGTACCCCGGCGGTTCCGGTCGTCCGGTCGGGCGTTCCAGTTCGGGGGCGTAGCTGATCCGGTCGGACTGCCAACTGCGCACCCCGGTGGCCACCCACCACAGGTACTTGGCCAGGTGTTCCGCCCGCCAGCGTTCCAGGTTAGGGTTCAACGGGGGCCTCCTTGCGAACCAGTCCGTCCGCGGTCTGAACCACCAGCCCGGCCTCAACCAGCCGGGCGGCCAACCGATAGACCGTGGTCTTAGGCAGCCCGGTCTGCCGAGCCAGGGCGGACGGGCCGAGCGGACGGTCGGCGGACAGGGCGGCCAGCAGTTGTTCCGCCCGGTCGTCCAGTGGAACGGGTTTGTTCCAGGCCGGAGCGGACTGTTCCACCGGGGTGTCCAGGCTGAACCGTTCCGCGGAGTGGGTTGTTCCAGCCTGGATGGACTGGTGGACGGTCGTGGAGTGGACGTGGGTCTCCAGGTGGACCGCGGGTGGAGGGGTGGAACGGTCGGCGGTCGGACGGCGGTCGGTCGGTTCCACCGGGTTCGGTCGGGCGTCCAGCCGCAGCAGTTCGCCGATGGCCTTCCCAGCCACCAGGGGGCCCAGGGCGAACAGCGACTGGGCCAGCACCTCCCAGCCTGGGGCGTCGGCCACCCGCAGCATGGCCATCAGGTTACCGAACCAGACTAGCAGCAGGAAGAAGGCCCCGCCCCAGAAGGCGTAGCGCAGGCGGGGCTCGAGGGTGGAGGCCAGGCTGAGGGTGAAGGCCAGAAGCTCGAGCCCCACCGCCAGGCCGATGCTGAAGTAGGGGGGCAGGGAGCCCAGGCTCAGATCAAACCACTTGGTCAGGTGACCCGCCGACATCACCAGCACGGTGAGGTAGGCCAGGGCCAGCAAGACGATCAGGCTATTGCGCAGGTTAGTGGGCATGGTACTCCTCCAGTTGCCGGCAGAGGCGTTCCAGGCTGCCGCGGTGATCCCAGTGCTGGGGATCAACCCCCAGCTCGGCCAGGGCCTCGCGGATGCGCTCAATGTGCCGCCAGGAGATCTGGGCCCGGGCGGCGTAGCGGCCGCGCTGTTTAGGGGCCTCGCGGGCGATGTACAGGGCGCTGTCCAGGATTTTTTCGATTGGTTTCATCGCCAGTTTACTCTGATGGCCCCAGTTGTTGGGGTAAGCAGTAGGTGGGGGCGCTGCTCGTTTTGGCAATGAGCAGCCCAGCCCGCTTTGGGGTCGTAAGTGCAGGGCTCTTCAAAAACCTTGAGGGCATATTGAAAGCCGTAGTGCAGCCAGCCCACCATATGCCCTAACTCGTAGTGCTCCACCGTTTCCTGTAAAAAACCCTTTATGCCGGTGGGCTCAAAATATACGATGGTTCCCGCCAGATTGACCCCTGCGATAAAGTCGCCCATCTGATGCTTACCGCGCCAGATGGTGATGGGGGTCAGATGTGCCTGAACATTGGGCGGCTCAATATGTGCGGAAAAGGCAAACCCAGCTCCAACAATCTGAGCCCCTGATAAAACACCTATCGCCAGTGCGGCCAGGCTCAACCAACCAATCTCTGTGATTTCAACCATCCTCACCACCTCCGAATGGTCTGCTCAACCTCGAAGAGGGCCTGCTGGGTGGCCTGGGGCTGTTCGATCTCGCCCCAGCGCAGGGTGCGAGCCTCGCGGTAGGCCAGCACCCGCTCCAGGCCGCTTTTGATGTAGCTCAAAGCGTAGGCGATGATGCGGTCGGCCTGCTCGGGCGAGTTGGCGATGTGGTAGCGGCGGGTCATCGGGTCAAAGCCCACCACCTCGGGCTTGACCCCCGGCACGCTGGGCCGGGCCGAGAGCTTGGCGCACAGCTCCACCGCCTCCCGCATCTCCCGGTCGGGGGCCTGGATGGCGTGGGCCAGGGCCTCACGGTCGAGCCCAGCGGGCCCGGCCTCCCACAGCGCCCGGTAGACGGCCCGGGCCAGCTCAACCTTCGGATCGGACATCGGTCACCTCCCAGGTGTACGGGCCGTACATCTCCAGGTAACTCCGCAGGGTGCGGTAGCTCAGGGGCAGCCACTCTTTGAGGCTGTAAAGGTAAACACTGTAGCTGGGCTCCGCACCGCCGTCGGGGGTGGCCTCCAGGTCGTCATAGCGCACGGTGGCGCTATTGCCGGGGCTATTCAGCAGCACCGGCTGGCCGGGGTGGTCGTGGATGAATTTGAAGGCGGCCTCCAGATTGGCCGATTTGCTACCGGCCCGCTGGGCGGCCAGAGCTCTAGCGCTGGGCATGGCGGGCCTCCAGTCGTTGTTCCAAAAGTTTGAGCCCGGCCAGGCCGATCCCCCGGCAGGGCAGGCCGGCCAGGTGGAGCTTAAGCCAGCGCCAGACCTGCTCCTGGCTGGGGTAGGTGGCCTCCATCTCGGGCTCGATCTCGTAGGTCTTGATGTAGCCGCCCTCGGGCCGCTCCCAGACCGAGAAGGCGGTGCCGCGCAGCACCAGCCGGGGGTGCTCGAAGATCTGAATGCCCTTTTTCTGCAGGCGTTGGCGGATGCTATTCATAGGCAACCTTTCTCTCCAGAGCAATCCGTTCCGCGGTGGGGGTCAAATCAGTAAGGAGAAATGGTTTGATTGAGCCTGTCTTATCCAGGAGGTCTAACGCACACAGGCTGTTGATCATGGCAAACGCCCCGCGGGCCAGTTTGGCCGACGATTCTTCATCGGCCCGCAGCCCGTGGGCAAAATCCACCGCTTCCTTAGGGGTCATCCCGGTCAATTTTTGAGCCATCCGAGCAGATGGCCCGGTGGGGTTTGTAAATTTCATCGTAGCCAGGGCCTTCAGGTATTGTTCAGTCGCTGTCATCGTCTTCCTCCAATCGCAGCAACCGCAGGTTGTGCAGCATCAATGTGATGGTTTGTTGCGGCAGCTCCAGCCACTCGTCGGCGCTGGGGCTGTACAAACCGAAGACCTCGATCTCCTGCCCTGGGCGGTAGCCCAGGGGCAGGTCGGGATCGAGCATCTCGGGCAGGCGGGCCTGGTAGAGGTAGCACAGCCGCAGGGCCACATTGCCGCCCACGAAGAGCAGGTGAGGCCGGGGGTTGCTCCGCAGTTGGCTCAGGATCTCGCTGGGGTTGAGCATAGCCAGCACTCGATATCGTCCAAGGCTCCGCGGCCCCCGCAGATGGGGCAGGTGGGATGCAGGGCGGCCCGCAGGCGCTCGGCGGCCTCAAGGGCCTCGGCCACCTCCTCATAGAGCTGCGCCGCCGGCCGGTTGCGGTTTTTGGCGCAGATCAGGGCGTAGTGCCGGGCCTGGGCCGGGCTCTTGCAGCGTTCGTAGGCGCGGGTCAGGGCGCTCATGCGTCCTCCTTGCGGCGGGGCGCAGCCAGGATGGCCATGAGGAGCATCCCGATAACGCCGCCCAAGGTGTAACCCGCCAGGAAGATCAGGAAATCGCTCAT